GATGCATTAGAACATGCAGCCAAGGTAACGGGCTTCGAGATAATAGAAATGCATACTAACAGGGGGCACTTTGACTATGTAAAGAACATCGGGCCTAATCACCATAAATTCCAAATACTTAAAAAACTTTAACATATGCTCACAGAAGATTATGCCTATAAATTAAAAGAAGAGCTAAAGAGAACGCTTAATCGCATAACGTCACTTCAGATGGAAACAATAAAGATCAATAAAGAAACAAAGATACTTGTTAGAATATCTTATGTATTAAATGGTCTAACATTCGGATTAATCATATATCAAATACTTAGTGGAACATGAGTGACGAAATATTAGATCGCTTAAGTCTCGTTCAATTTAAAAATGGTAGCACTATCCCATTACATAGATGGAACAGAAGATGCCCTCTTTTAAAACAGCTTGAATACATGATTCGAGGCGGCATCATTGTAATATGGAAAGCTACTGATATAAAGAAGGGATTAGTATATAGTCTACGGGGAGGTGTCCTTACTATTCAAAGAAGTATTCTATCATAACACATTAAACTTTAACACATGCCCATAGGCAGCTACGCACTAACATTCAACATTGCCCATGAAATATGGAAGAAGAAACCCAAACGTGTTTTGGACCTGGGAGTAGGTCTTGGTATGACAGGGGTTCTTGTAAGGTCTTATACTGACGACCTGGGTAAAGCACCCTGGAAGACGGTACTACATGGTGTAGAAGGGTTTCCGGATTATAGGACAGGTGTTTGGGATATATATGACAAAGTATATATCGAGGGGATAAAGGAATGGTTAGACAACACCCCTGATATAACCTATGACATGATCATCATGTCCGACGTTATAGAGCACTTCGAAAAGGAAGAGGGTTTTGCTATTGCGAAGCTACTCATGACCCGCCTCAATCCAGGTGGTGTGGTTCTGATAGGCACTCCCGGAATCTTCCAGGAGCAAGACGCTGCACATGGTAATGAATATGAACGTCACCGCAGTGCATGGAAGGCTACTGAATTTCCAATGGGTTATACGATATTACAGAATGGTTCGCCGGATTCAGTAGGTAATATGATGATACTTGTCAAGTATATCAGACCTTTGTAGTATCTTTGTATATTATTAACCGGGTTTATAATTAAGGGTAACCGCTGATTATGGTCCGGGGTAAAGAGGTTAACAAATTAGGGTGCTTGTTTAAGCGCCTTATTTTTTTAGCATATGTTTGAGGAAAGTATTACACAGATAACGGAAGCAGTCTAAGGAATCTGCCTGCATAGCGGGGTTATTGCGGCTCTTTTTATCCATCGCCACCAACTTGCCAGTAGCTAACATACGTACGTTCTCAAAATCAAAGGTAAGTCCTGCACATTTAACCCTATCGAACTTACAATCACATAGTCCAAGTATAGTATTAACAAGTTGCTGGTTTTCTTCAATGCGGGGATTGGCCTTTGGTACTTTGAATTGTCCTGCTGACAATCCTAGCTTCTGCCTGATTACCGTATAATAAGTGAGGCTATTTTGTACTAATGCCGCTGAATTATTCCCCGATGCATCACCTGTTACGATCCATAAAGCACGTGGGTAGTGTAGTAGGAGGTAGTCGCATAACGCATAGATATTGCTATTCTTTAGCTTTATCTGCTCTATACCACGAACCTTATCTCCTGGTAATATCTGCGCTACAAGACAGGTGATAGGGTTCCTGTTGAAGTCAAAGGAAGCGATAAGCGATACTCCCGGTAAACGCTGTACTTCTCCTAAGTGTTTCTCCCTACTAAAAGCATAAGCGAATGGATTATCGTTCAGCTTATTACCCCAACGACCCAACGTAAACACCTGATAGTAATAGGCATTAGTAGTAGCCAATTGCTCAAGTAATGCCCGCCTTTGAGGGGTACAATATTTATTGTGATGATATACTGTGTGTGTGGAGGTGTAGGTTATAGGTATCTTCGTAGGCTCGTGCTGGTGATCAGCCGTTATCTCCCATTCAGTAGTATTAGTAAAATTGTAAACCCCCTGTTCGTAATGGTTCTTCAGGTATTGCTTGAATATCCAAAAATCTTCATAGTTACCAATTGATTCCGGGTTAAATGAACACCATTGTTGTGTTTTTACTTTATTTGACCTCAAAGTAGTACTGATCACAATAAAATCTTCTTCTGTTATTTGGTTCATTTCCTCGTACCATGCATCTGTAGGGTCTTTAATGGATTTCAATTTACCTGGCTTATCGCAACCACGTGCTATGAACTTATTCCCATTAATACATTCTATTTCGAGAGGACTTAACCTAAATACAAACAACTCCTCCAAACCCCAATCTTCCACCACATCCTTTATGGTCTGCCATTGGGCATCCTTAATAGATTCATATGTCTCTTTAACAAGTATACATCGGAATTGTTCAGCAGCCATGCATTTCTTTACCAGGGCTTGAGCTATGAAATGCGATTTACCACTATCACGGCCACCCCAAAGTAAATGTATATCAGCAGAATTATTTAGTAGATGTCTATAACACGGAAGGAATGCTTTGTCTGGTATGATGACAGTTGTTTCATTCATCTTCTTCGTCAGCCTTAACGATGATAATGTTCTTGATCTTACCAGTTACTTCGGTAGGGATAAGCTTACTGGCGATCTTATAGAATTCAGATGGTTCCTTAGAGGCCCATGTTTCAAGTCTTACATCAGGTTTGCCTTTTTCTGGCTCTTCCTGAAGTTTATTAAATACAGCAAGCACTGTATCTCTTACAGTGCGTGTCATTTTATTTTCAAGTCCTTTGGGCCTACCTCCTTTATTGTGCCCTTTCTTGAACAGGTGTTCTTTCTCTTCGGGCATATATTATGCTTTTTTAACCTTTAAAAGCCTTACTATCATCTATACCAAAGGTATAAAAAAATCCCCAGCTTACCAAATCAAGAAAGCTGGGGAGTATAGTTAGAAGGGAAGATCGTCGGCAGGTGTAACGATTTTACTGAGGCTACTCCCCGAAGTGTAGGGATCAAACGTCTCTGGACCGTCATTTGCATTGTCATACTCGGTATCCCCAAGTATTACCTTCCTGATATTCCAAGCCCTAATACTCATAAATACTCCCTCTTTGCCATTCTTGGTATATTTCCGGCCCGATAAGGCGCATTCAACCTCCACGACATCCCCGACATCCACCGCGGTAGCATAATCGATAGAACGGCCTGTAAACGTCAATTCTAGGAACTCTGGATAATCGGGGTTGCTGGTGTCTTCTACCCATACCCTTCGGCTGCTGAATGTGCCGGGTGTGCCATCTTTCTTTGTGTAGGCTTTGTTTTCTGGTGGAAACACTGTGTAAACTGTGACTGTAATTTTCATGATTAATATATATTATATGTTTATGAATAATGATGTATTTGTGATGTCCAGGTATTTCCTGCGGTTATTTCGTCAATCAGGCGGCAGAAACCGGGCAAAGAGTAGCATATGAAGGTCGGGTGCCCGAAAAGATTCCAGGTGCCGTGCACTATTTCTTGTGCCCTTGAAAGCTTTCCGCCTGGTAGTTTCATTTCTATTCCATAGGTTCTGTCCTGCACAAATATGAAATCCATCATTCCGGGTACCAAGCCCATTGCTTTTAGTTGTCCGGCTCTTACTGGATTACGTTGCCCTTCATTGGGTACATGGAATAAAAATCTTCTGGTGGGCTGCCTATATGCCCATGCCCATTGGAAACATTCTGCGGTAAGTTGATCTTCTGTCATGATATTGTCATTATGGTTTTATTTTAACGATTGCATGTATAATTTTTAATAAGAGTGTATGTTTAGTACATGTGAGAGCATCCAGAGACAATTAAAGTGTTGATTATCAATTGATGTGAGAGTTGCAGGTATTTTTTCTCCAATCTCTTTTTTATATACTCTTTTTTCACTTCTTTTTTACCCTCTTTTTATTATTTTTATTATTTATTTTATTTTATTTATTCAAAATAGAGAAAAAAAACCTCCTATCCTCTCTTATTACTGATAATCAACGTTTTAATTGTCTCTAAATACATGTTTAAATACTCTCCTGTTTTTATAAATCCTCTCATTGAATCGTATTAATTTTAAAAAATATATGTCGGTTAATTCCCCTCATTTCCTTCTCATATATGAATCCCATGTAATTTGATGAATCTTTTATTGCCATTGAAAAACGCTTTTTTGAGTAGTCCTTCTCATGAATTTCTGTTGTTTTTAAGAACTTATTATAATATTCAGTCACACTATGCCATGTCCCCACCCCGTTTTGCAGATATTCAGAGAACCACTCTGCAAACTCATCACTAAATTTAGATGCTATGATTTTATGTTTCATGGCATCTGAAGTACTTTGATCCGGCACACCATGGGACAGATATTCCTGGATACAAATAGCACAAATGTTGTAGAACCTATTCCATTCATCGTTGTCCCAATCCTTGAATAATCGCCGGCCAAAGTGCTGCATGGGTGTCCAGTGCAGCCCATAATAAGCCGCAAATTCCAATATCTTAAACCTCCTGGCAGCATGGCTACCACGTAGTCCAGTGTCGTAATTGGAAGAGAATATGAACTTAGGGGATACTTCGAAGGGGAGGCGTAGTGCTTGGGAATGCTTCTTCTCAATGGTCAGCCCTTCTGTGATGTCGCTATAGTGTGCCTCGAAGTTAAAGTTCTTTGTTACATCATCAATAGCAACTATTTGAGTATCAATATTAACAAGCTGCATGGCGAAGTTGCCAGACCTGTCGAAGTTCTTACCATCCAATTTAACTACGTTGGCTATTTCCCCCAGGGCTTTTACGAATATACCCTTGCCGGTACCGCCGCCCTGCTGGTCTGTTTCTGTCTCTTCGGCCAGGATCACAGCCCATGGACGGGTGTCGTCCCGGAAACCGTGGAGCATATACCCAAATACACGCATGGCATATTCTGTTTTAGGGCCTATATATAGGCTGTCGGCCTCTCCACTGATGGCCTGTAGGAAGCGGAAGAAATCTGCCTGCGTGAGGTCCGTAGCGGGCAATATGGTGGCCTCACGGGTGATGATCTGCCGCTTCCATATCTTGCCAGGGTAGGCGTTGAATGGGTGTATAGTAATATCCCCAGCAGTGATAGTAAGTATCCCGTTTTTGAAAGGTAGGTAAGATATGCCTGGGCCATCTTCCAGGAAGGCGGGACGTTCACTGGTCAGAAATTCCCGGAAGTTATTGGAGAATATGGCTGACGAGTATTGGAGAACGTTATTTTCAAGGAGTTGTGGGTCCACGAAGAAATCAAAATGATCTGGCAGACCTCCCAAATACCATAGCATAAAGGCTTTCATTTCCTGCTGTGTGGTGACGTCAACTATTTGACTATCAATCCTTATGACAGAAAAGGTCTTTGTTTTAGTGTCGGAGAAGTAAAGCCGGTAACCATTGTTGTAGAGGAAAAGACGGAATTTGGCGTAGTTAAGCATTAATTTCTGCTTCTTGGGGCTGATGTCCCAAAAGGTTAATAGCTTGGGTCCATATTGTTCAGCGGCTATAGGGTCCAGGCCCTCGCCGATAAGGGCGGCTATGAGCTGTTCCTTGGTTTCTGATTCCTCCCAGGCCCGGTAGGCTACCTTTAGCTCTTTGGCGTCCTGTTGGGCATAGCGTTCCCCAAAACCTTTATCCAGGAGCTGGGTAGCACAATAGGACCAGTCATTACCACATTCCAGCATACAGAACACCGCAGCTGGGCTGTAGGCTTTATTGGCGTCGAATTGGCTGGAAGTAGTGAATACAGCGAACCAGCGCTTTTCTGCCCAGTAATCGCCGGAAATACCAGCAGATTTACCCGGCCGGCAATAGAAGTTACGGCCACCACGGGAGTATTTATAGGTCCACCCATGGGATAATAATATAGATTCGGGGTCGCCACGTTCGTTATAGTCTTCAAAGGGAGAACGAGAATATCTGTTAGCCACCGCACTGGATTTCTGTTGCCGGGGTCCGGGTTCTACATATTCATTGAATGACCGGGCGATATTAAGTAGGACGTCCCTATCTGTTGGGGTAATCGTGGGGGGCATAACCTTTTCAAGGACAGTATATCCAGGAGTGGGGGGGACAATAATATAGCCACCATTGCCACGGGTTTCTATTAGCACACGGACCTTATGGTCAGGAGCGGCAGCAAGTTCGTCAGGGGTGGCATGCCGGCGGGCCAGCTTTTGATTACCTTCTACAGCCTCGCAATAGTAGTACCAGTGGATACCACCTGATAGGGACCGTACTTTCCTGATAGCACCAAAGAAATCTGCGCCCATATTTGTTATAACATCTGAGCAGAAATTTTCATATAGTGTGCCGGAGAGGTCGTCATCCAGGTCAAGATCAATAACTTCCAGATTCCCGGATACCGACCCGCATATGGTGGCTATCCCCCAAACGCTTTGGTGGCTGAATTGTTGTACCAGTTCTTCATCGGTAAGATGTTTTGTCTGCTGTGCTTGCCATGAAAAGATTGAACGTTTTTCTTTGTTAACGGGGATTATTGAAAAGCCCCGGGAAAGGTGTTGCCTTGCGGCCTCTAGGAGATTTGTCATGTAGTAGAAGTAATGGGAAGTTATTGATTAGCTTTAAACCCAAGCTGAATAGCTATTGCTTCCAGCGCAGATGGGAGGCTATCCGTGCTTGATATAACAAATGCAGCTCGAAAAAGTTTAAGCTGTTCTAATTTAATTGCGATATCCAGTGATTCATAAGCCGTAATGTGTGGAAATTCAAGGCGCAAGAAATGTGCTTCATTAAATAATTCTTTCTCTGTCATATTATTTTAATTTAATATCGTAAAATTCAATTGGTTCAGTGGAAAGTTCTTTAACTTGATATAGTGCCCATCCAGGCTTATAGCCCATAGAATCCCCGAAGATACGGAGAAACCCTGGCTGTAATTGCTCTTGACGTTTAGCTACCCGGATAGCATGGGCCTTTTTGTTTTTTAATTTGGCGTAAATGGCCAGGTCTGGTGCTGGTAGTTCAGAAAGCATTTTCCCAATCAATGGTTGGTATGCTCCTGTTATTTCCACAAGGGTGGATTCTTGAACCGGGGCAGATGCCGCCACCTCAAATACATGTCCACATCCAGGGCATGTGCGTATAGACGCCGGTAGCAATTCATCGCAATCGGGGCATATTTTAATTGGTGCTATTGATTCCCGTTTCTTTGGTGCAGTATTCCATAATGTTTTCCAGTCTCGTTCCCAATCCCAGGGGTGATGCCTGGACCCGTTACCTCCATAATCCAATACTGTGAAGCCTGTTTTCCCTGGATGCTTACGTGAACCGCGGCCCATCATCTGTAGATATAAAGCCAAAGAGGTAGTGGCCCGCTGCAAAATTACTAAATCTATTTCAGGTTCATCAAATCCTTTTGTGAGCATACCAACGGAAACGCATATGGGAATAGTGCCATGTGTGAAGCACTCGAGCTTGGCATCCAAGTCCTGTGATTTACTGTGAATACATACACAGCGGAACCCATTGGAACGTAATTGCGTGGTTACATCTTCGGCGTGTTTAATACTGGCACAGTATATTATGGCCTTTTTGAACTTGGTGGTGTGTAAATCTTGGAATAATCCATCGTATACTTTAGGGGTTTCAAAAGCGCGCTCCTGGCTTTCAGCGGAAAAATCCCCGGTAGATAATAATTCCAGACCTTCCAGATTAGCTTGTTGCCGTTGCCAGTGTCTATAAGGAGAGAGGCGACCGGCCTGAACCAGTTCAAAGGGCTGCGGACCTACAACTATATTATGGTAGATACGTGGTAGGTGTTTGGCGTCTTTGTAATTAGGAGTAGCGGTAAAACCAATCAAATAGGCGAGTGGTATGGCTTCCAGGATTTTACTGTGGGTACCAATATGCGCTTCGTCGGTAATGCAAAAAAGGTTGGCACCCATATTCTTGAATATTTCTAACATATACTTGCGCCTGGATAGCGTCTGCGCCATGGCCAAGTAACAATGTCCAGTTATTATGGGTATGCCCTTATTGTCAGCGTTTATGTTCCTGGTATGTGGAAGGGCCTTTTTTATCTGTTTGTAAATCTTCTTTGATTCCGATAATATAAGCACTGTGCGGCCACGCTCTAACGCTGCCAATGCTATATGAATAAACGTATATGTCTTACCGAAACCAGTAGCCGCACAAGCAATTATTCGTTGGTGTGCGGCCAGACTGGCACGAATTTGTTGAACGAAGATTTCTTGATCAGGGAATAATGCGGGGATCATGCTACTGCCCAATATTTAAATGCCAGTTCAGAATATTGTCCAATGCCAGTTTTATGTTTGTCATCACCGAACTGTATAAATTCTTTGAAAATAGTACCAGTATCAGGGTTAATGCCTATGATGAGGTCTCTAGTGGCATGACTACCTTTCATGTACCAGGAACGTGAACGCCAATAACACAGGTATTCGCATTGTGCCCGGAACGCGGCTTTAGTGATGGCGCTGGTAGTCTTCAAATCCCAGCCCCACTTAGTGCCGGGTATCCAGCCGTCATAAAGCCGCTTAGTGTCTAAGGTGAACTGAACGCCATTCCAAATAAACTTAGTATCGGCATTATAGAACGGTGATTGGAATTTGGATTGTCCAATAATCATCCGGCAAAAGGTATCAGCATAAAGTATGCCCCGGCAGCGCTTACCCATGTCGTGTTCTTCTTCTGTAGGTTGGTAATAAGGCAAGTTGCTGGGCTGCGTGACATAGGCGTCTACAATATTACCCCGGCGGAAAGCCTTACTGTAGTCTGCCCGGTATTCATCAGGACGTGTTTGTAAGTCCAGGTCCACTAATCGGGAATGGCTGATGTAGGGATGACAGAAGTAATCAGCATTTGGCGTAGGGAAATCTGCGCTAGTTTGTAGCATGGTAAAAAGGTTTTTGTGGTTTGTTAATGCCTATGGTGGATACTCCGTGTGAAGAACGTGATAGGATTCCTTCTTGTCTATATCTACGACACACCCTATGCAAAGCTAATCTAATTTCCGGAGTACATCCCATGTCCAATATAAGATTGTGATGTTTGATAACGGTTTCGCCGGCGGCTATGTCGGCAAGGAGCCGCTGTTCTATTTGGTGCAGGTAGATTGGTTCAGCTTTCATGGTAAGGCAATGTTATAAGACCATCAGCAGCCTGATCCCTGGTGTATAATATACCTCTTAAACGAATAGATTCCTTCATTAGAATGGCTGCGCATTCATTAAAGATGGCTTCTTTATAACTGTTAATTTCTATAGGGTCTTTTTCTTTATTGCATTCTCCTGTTATTTCCAGGTATTTATCAATGTCGCCCCGGAGTGCTTTTAGTATCGTGTGGTTAGCGGTTTTTTCTACTATATCTATTAATTTGGTTGCTTCTAACATTACTTTGATTTTTTAGCGGTTACTTTTTAGACCCGGTGGCCCTTACTGTCATGTCGTTTTCTACTGGTATGCCCACAATCTTTTCCTGGAGGCTGTTAAGAATGCCATTCGCCTTGGTGAGCATAAATCCAAACTTCTTTTCCAGTTCGGCAGGAGTAAGGTGTGGGAATTGATTGCTGATAAACCAGCTAATCAGTAGCTGCCAATGTCCATGGTTTACTGGTACGTAAATTTTCTTCACTCTAGTCCCTTTTGCTTGTTCAGGGGCGGTGTTATTAGCTTCGAAATCAAACACTCCGTTTATCTTCTCTGCTTCTGCCAGCGCGGTGGTGGCAATAGTGGCGTTTTCTATGGCTTCTTCGGCGGCTTGTAGGGCCTGGACTTTAAGCGTTGCAAGCGTTTCATCTGTTTCAGCGCCGCCGGCTAACATCTGTACCTTTCTTTCGGGTATAGCCTCCAAGAACATTTGCTTTTCAGGATTGAGCTGTTCATCCATCATAGCCCTGAGAGCTGCCCGGTCTGTTTTAAATTCATATTGACCAGGCACTCTCTCCCAGGCATCTATAGTTGCATCTGTCAATGTGCTACCAGGATGCCATGCTGATAAGTTCTTAGCAAATAAATCCAGGTCCGTAGCCGCATAGAACTTTGTCGCCATACTTATTTTTGTGTCGGCAATTAGCTTCAATGCGCATTTCTGTATGTGTAGATCAAAGGCCGCTTTGGCGTCTATCGCCGCTTGCTGTTCGGCTAATGCTTTGTTCTTTTCACGGTTGGCTTCTTCAATACGTCGTTGTGTTTCGTTGGCTACACCAATGCGAAGTTTTTGCAGTTCAAGTTTGTATCCTTCTACTACCTTCTCATTGGCAATGAAGTTGTTTTTCTTAAATTCTTCAAACGCCTGAGTGATCGGCATCCTGGTAGCCTTCATCTTTTCTTCTGCACTGGCACAACGCCCTTGTAGCCCGGCAAGTTTTTCATCTGCACCTTTTAACTGTTCATTGGACATCTTAGACCAATCTACTTGTTTGGCCTTCTCTATGACAGTGGCACAAAGATTGGTTGCTTCATCTGCTGTTAGCTTACTCTGCTCAACGATTACTGGTAATTCTGCGGTAAATTTTTGTAGTTCCATAATTAAAAGAGTGAATTTGTGTTAGTGTGAATATTGTTTTCGGCAAGTAACGCGGCTTTTTCTTCCTCTGTTCCTTCTATCCATATCTCGTCGTCCTGCTCCTGATCTACTATAGCGTATTGACTATTAATCTCCTGCTTGCGTAATCCTTTCGTAGCAGCATCTATTAATTTGGCACCAAAGAAACCAGGATCAATACCGCCATTACAGGACTTGTATAGGGCATTGGCTGTCCCTTTATTCCGTTTGGCGCTATATCCTGCGCGGCGTTCTACTTCCAGCATATCCATGGCCACAGCATTCTTAGTGCCATTCTTGAATACCTGCCATACGAACCCCGCAATAATACGAGTACTGGTGCGTGGTCCTGGTTCATGCTCTACCCAGGTATTCCCCTGTCGGTCTGTACCTGTCTTATAGTGATCCCCTTCATATACGATGATAGGCCCCTGTATACGGTCAAGGCTACCGGCGCGTTGACATAAGTATATCTTACCGTCTGGTGCAGGCGCGAAGCTAAGCCGTTTCTCCCAGGTTTCTCGGCCCTCTACCATTACCTTACAGTTATTAGACTGCATATACACCTGCTTAGCAGTAGGACTAAACGACAGCCCATTACTAATAACGTCCAGGAAAACGTTCTTAATGCTGATTTCTGTGCAATCAAGTAGTTCTGGTTTCTCCTGTAGCTTCGTCATGAAGTTGAAAGCCTCCACATGGAATTTATTACGTGCCTGATCGGCAGGTAGGCCATGGGCACCCTGGAAGATTAAAACGAACTTCTCCTCAGGTAATTGGATTTTTGCAATGTCTGTAGACATGTTATATTGTTAAAGTGGTTATAAATCTGTTGTGCCCATTTACGGTAAATGTCATATAGCTCGTTGATATAATCGTGCAATATCGACAAAGAATATTCCCCAATTATTGCAACGGATATAATGCCATATCCTGTTCCAGTACATCCAAGAGTAAAATATGCTTCGAAGACATCATTGTTAACTTCCAAATTTAGTAATGGGCCGTAATCCCCCGGACGCTCCCCGAGCATCCTAAATTCGTATCCAGCTATAGTTAATGGATTGTTCATGGTAAAGTGGTTTTATGTGAATGTTCCGATATCAGAACAAATATAAGTCGAGGAAAGTTAATAACCAAATAACTGATTAGTTATTTTCAAAATAATAATAAAAACATTCCTGGCTACTCTCCCGGGTACTCCATGAGATAGTGTCATATGTTATGCCCATATTCTTTACCAACCTACAAGCCTCTTTTAAGTTCTTTGCATGTATCCTTACCGGATGTAAAATGCATCTTTTCTTAAGGTCGTATCCTATTACTATATGGAAGATAAGCATGATGGTCATTTTTATTTAAAAGCGCGTTACGGCGCGCCGGTTTTAGTTTAGAATTTCCCGACCAGGTTATCGGAAATCTCAACCCTGTCAGCATTCACATAAAACCCTCTCCCTTTCATGTCTGTCCTGATGACAAAGTTTTCTACCTTGGTGTCTGAACAATCTATCTTAATTACCTGTACATCTGACGTGTTTTCTCCGTCGATCACTAGCTGTCCTTCGTGATTTTTATATATCCTCATGTTTTACCGGTATCCGTAGCCGGTTCGGTTATAACTTCCAATTATTAGGTTCAGGTTTAGGGGGTTCTGGTGTGGGGATAAGGCCGTTTTTAATAAGTTCTACCAATATCATATCTACAAATTGATCTGCGTCATACCAATAAGCGCCGCCAAACTCCTGGGCGCCCCGCTTAAAAGCCTTTGCCTGCTTTTCCAGGCAAAGGGCAGCTATTCTACTAGAGGCGGCGTATGGGCCTGATGCGTTTCTGATTACATCCATAAACTCCGCCTCTAATTTCTTCAGTCTTTCTTCATACGTCATACACCGAAATATTTTAGCCAAATGGGTGAAGCGATCCGGATTGCTTGAAGGCCCAATTCCTTACTTTTAAAATTATATGGAGAAGATATTACAAACTGTGCAACATCAACACATAAAAGACCTTTATTCCTGCTATAGTATATCCCATAAACTGGTTCTCCTGCTTCCGGTACCCACTCTCCACCGTTTAACGCCTCTGTGATAACAAACAACTTCGCAGCGGCTTGTAATTGTTCGGCGCATTTGCGGGAAGGAACGCGGTTAGACGCAGCATGAAAATTTTTTACGTTCGGAGGAGGTGCTAAATGTGCAATCTCATTATGTGTATCAATGAAATATTCCGGCTTCACCTTCCTAAAACAATCTTCATAAGATTGCAGATGTGGCGGAATACGTGATTTGGAAAAGAAGCCCTCTGGTATAACTCCGGGTGTGTATCGGGTCATATACAGTTCCGAATCATCCTTGTGGCTTTCTGTTGGCGCTTCTCTTTTCATGTAATATACATTCTCTTTGTAGCCGTGCTCATCTGTCTGATTTACAGATATAATTTCCCATCCGTCACCCTGTAGCCTAATTGCATCCTGCCATATCCTTGTGTGCATATGTTCAAACTTTTTCATAATAAATAAATTAATACTGTTATCAATATGTACACTGCTGTACGTTTACTTTGTTGTCGTTCTGTGTGGGTCATTTAGCGAGTAATTTTTAATGCTATGAACCAGGATATTACTGTATTTGTTATACCTATAACCATCCCCAAGATGCCTGAAGTGATAAATGCTATCCCGTGAGGTGACCATTTTATCAATCCCCACATAGCCAGGGCGTCAAATATTATTAGTAGGGAGAACCATACGAAAGGGAATGGTAGTCGTTTCATGGTTGTGCGTATTTTGGTATTGCTAATCCCTCTTCTATAAGTCCGAACAAATCAAAGCCCCGAGAAAGTAGGTATGCGGTACGGGCTGCCTCGTTCTTCGCCATACCTGAAGAAGGTTCTAGTGATTCCCATTTTTCCTGTTCTTCATCCGTCATATCAGACAGCGGGCGTAGTTTTAGTTTGACGCTAGTAACACTTCTAGTGCTGTCAATAAATGATAAGGTTTTTATATTAACGATATGCATCTTCACTTTATCGTCTATCGTGGTTATCTCGCATTCCTGTCCTAAATATAGGTGTAGGTAATTGTTCATGCTTCGGTAATTTTAGGTGGTGAAGGCAACTGCATCCAATGTGTGACGGGATCATTGATTACTACATTTTCGTATGTCTCATACCAGCCCTCTACACGTTCATAAATAGCAGACCCAATATAATCCTGGCCAGGGATAAATACAATGACAGATATTAATTCTTCTGGCATTCTGTCTGCCGTACTAATCCACTGCTGCTGATCGATAGCCCATTTAGCGCCGGCGGAAAATGCTTCCCTGCATAATTTTGCCTCATACTGCCATTCACCATAAGGCGTTATCCTATCGACATATAAGATGGATTCTGTTCGTATGTCTTCCTTTGTTATCATAAATACCGTTTTATATAGTAAGCAATCCACCTGAAGGAGCGATACTTTTGATCGTTGAAGGTTGCTATTTTATTGGCTATAGAACCGAGTCCTGTATGCATCAATTGTCCAGGTATAGGTTCTTTAGTCAGTAAAAAATTGTCTAGGGTACACGTATAGGAAAGTTGTGTCTTGGGTACTCCGAGTACATCCCCGGCCACGCCTAACGCGCAATAGCATTCCGTTGTTGGCTCATACAAATACCCACGACCCTGCTTATATTTCCCCGACAGCAGCGCCTTAATCCAGCGCTCTTTGAAACGTTTTGGTAGTTTGTTCATTTCCCAAAGTTTATGAAGTTAGAAAATAATCCACCGCGTACTAAGCGGACGAAACCATAAACTACTAACAGTGTACCCAAAGGCATTAATACAAACGGTACGATGAAGGTGTAGAAGTTGTTAATTATGAAGTGTGTCATGGTGTTAAGGTTTGTTCCGCGTTACGGCGCGACAGGTTATGCTTGTCGTATTGATTTCAGTGTTCGTTTTAATTCGGAGATTGCGCAGTCGGTTCCAAAGGAGAATGACCCTTGTGAAAGGTGGCTACTTGGTAACACTGTATAGTAACAACCATCTGTAATCGACAGCTCAAGCCATTTAATTTTTTTCGGGTCTATGGGCCGACCACAGTTGGTACATTTTATTAATTGTTGTTTCATGGCTTGTTTGTTGTTGATAGAACAAAGATACAAAAGTTCCGATATGGGAACCAAATATTTCGGCATATTTATTTTTGAAACTTTGTTGCAAATTTATGGAGACGGCCAACCATTGACTTATTTTTAATTGAAGCCATGATCTTATTATATACTATTGGAAGGCTGAAATTTTCGATCAATTTCCCCCTCCCTGATTGTATTTCATGGTAAGTTTGATATAATTCATCTAACATTTGTAATAATTGAATTATTTTCTTTTCTTCTTCATTCATAGTCCCAACACCTCCTTCGCTCTATGCCAATCATATCCACCCTTGTAGGCTTCAAAAGCCATCCTGTTATTACTCCAATCAGGTTCAGGGGTAATCCTTATCTCTAAAACCATTCTACGCTTTTCCAGGAGCATGTTTGTAAATACTATCGCCTTTTGGGTATCTTCTATTACCCTGGTATCGTGTTGCCCGTGTTTGGTAATCAATACCACCACGCGCCGTAAATCGTCTATCATGTTATTGGGTTTAAAAAGGCACGTAGTAGATACTACGCGCCGGTGTTCAAAGCTGTATAATGCAGATCAATTGATACTTTTCTCTATTGCTGAATCTCTTCTCGCAGAACAGTAATCTGAAATAATGGAATACTTATAAGCAAATCGCAACAGATCAACAGCGGCATCATGCCCGTATAATTTCTGTGCTGATTCAATATAATCTAACTGCTGTCGTTTAGCTTTCAATGACAGTTCATGCCAACATTGTGCAAAAGCTACATGTCTTTCTTGAATAGTAGCAGTGGGGAATACATACTCCACAAAAGTTTTTAAGGTATTACGGATATTCATTATCATGGTATATGTGGTGAAAGATATAATAAAGGATTAGGCCAAATACTGCGCCTATAATGTAGACCATTTTTTAGTATTGAGGTGTAACCTGTATCTCCTGCCGCTACTCCAAGGCTCTATCTCTACCAGCTTAACAGCGAATAGTCCCCTGTGTAATGGTTCACCTTTTGATTCATTCGTGGCTATCCGTTTGGTTATTGCCCTGGTGGTGATCTTTAGCTTCTTCGCATATTCCGTTACGCCTATTTTCATAATTTGCAAGATGAAGGGACAGGACGAACCTGTCCCCGGAGAAAGTCATGTAAAACGCTAAACTAACCATATTCTCCCGTGTTTTTATGCTGCGCCGGATTAACAGCCACGGTTTAGTTGCCGGCTTCGGGCGGAGAAGGGATTCGAACCCTATATGGCCTACACCCATATTACCGTTTCTCCGCCGCCATAATCCCCAAGCACTAACAATCTTTTACAATATAAGCGGTCGTGGGTCCGAAGGATCGCTTTACCACTGCGAAGCACTAAGTCATACATAAAAATTGGCGTTGATGCGCATGACATCCCCCTATCTTACCGCTGTTCGTTATAGTTATAACTTCTTTCTTTTCTTTTTAAAGGAGCCAGTAAAAACCAGCTCCGTAATTTTAACCCTATATCTATCTTAGAATCGTGATTGATAAGCCAAAGTTCCGATATAAGAACGAGACTACCAAATATTTCTTTAACTATTTTATTGCAACCTTATTGCATAAAAAGGCCGGCCTATAAAAGCCAGCCTAATATAAACCCCTGTATGTATAGATACTTATAATGCAGTAATGTTTGGATAGCCATCTATCCGATCAATTATTTGTAATGCCTTTATGGTATACCCAAATGTTTTTTGAAAGTGTGGAAAGTCTTTAAAACTGATCCAGCGACCGCCCCACTCCCACCCGTGAGATTCAAATATCCTTACGCACTCCATCCAATCCGGGAAGTTATCATCGTCGTAGTCTGTTTTCATATCCCAGCTTATCTGCTTATTGTCCAATATAAGGACAATATCAACAGCTAATCCATAGTTATGATAACTTGTACCACCTTTAGCATTGGTGACGATTTTACCCGGTTTGCTGCGGCCTTGCGCATATAATCCGTCCTGCTCTTCTATGGTGCGCAGCGCTTGTGTAAATCTACACATTGCTCGGCCAGTAAGTGCTTTGTTTATTTCATCATAAATCTGCACGGCCTCTTCCCTTAATACCGGATGCAATGTCTGTATTCTTTTTAATGTTATCTCGTCCATTGTTATTATATTGGTATTCCTATTTCACTTGTATGTCTATAACCTGCTGTTCCGCTTGCAGGTAAGTACCAGTTCTCGGTATCCAGGCCCGCTAACGTCAATTGCTTAACATTAGCATCGGTTGCTGTGCCTTCTGTCACCTTGCCTTCGTTTTCCAGGTATATGTAAGAGCTGGCATTTAAAGGATCGGCCAGGATATTCCTTTGAAGAATATGCGGAGACTGCGCAGGGTCTGCCGGGATGTTACCGTTATAATGCCCGTTAACTCGGATAGATTGCTCGGATATAACCGCAATGGTATTATTGGTAATAGTCTGTATGGCGTTGTTGGTAGTACGAAGTCCAATACCGTTATGCTGTCCGCCCACGAGTAAGTTGTTATGGATCGTACCCGCTCCCTTCGCGTACATTTGAATCAACTCTCCCCAGCAATTGTGAATATAGTTGTCATGTATTGAGTGGCCAGTAACCCCGCCCACAATAATCCCTCCATTATGGCTCACATCATGACGCGTTGCAGCATCATCTACTTCGTTATTATTAATCTCTATATTGTCGCAATTTGCTATTTGTATGCCATCTGCGCCTGTCCTACGAACAAGATTATGATGTACCTTCAGATTGTTAATTCGTATGGGTACCTTATAAATGGCCGGGTCCGGCGTTGGGTCCCATGTATTAGGATACAATGGCGCATTGGTATTGATGTTCCAAAACGTGGCGCTATGCCCCAGGTACATACCTTCATTCCAAGTATCGTGAATATAGTTATGGTCAAATTCTATATTGTCCAGGGTGTTGCTTCCAAAGCTATTAGGATCACTGCCAACAACTTCTTTCTTACACCATATGCCAGTACCGCCGTTCCTTACTGTCAAATAACAAATCCGAAAATTGTCACTGTAATTGTTCAGGCTGAAGTTGAAGTACGCAGCCCGTACAGCATTACCACCAGGTGCAAGGTCGGAAGTAGACCCATCTACTATTAATGAACCTACATTTGTCCCCCAAATAATAAAGTGGTGACAGTTCAGTATCGCCAGGCTGCCAGCCCATGAACCACCGGACCAGGTCTGGTCCCCGATATTAACTACCTCCCCGGGCTTATTCTGGATAACGATAGGATTCCCTTCAGCGCCATTCAGATTGGTGAACGATATGTACTTGAACGTACCCGACAACAATATCAGATCACCCGGCAAATAACTGCTACCGTTTATTTCATTTCTAGCATCTGCATCAGGCGTTATGGTAAACGTCCTTAAAGGAACAAAATCAGCCGCCTCTGGATTCTCCAAAGACGGTTCAGGCTCCCCCGGCCCCTCACCTCCTTTTTGGATAAGGATCAGGTTATTAATTATAGCGAACTGTCCGGTGAGTGCGTCTGGCTGTAGTGATAGTATACCGCCTGTATGCGCCTTATCTGAAAATACGATACGATTTGTGGTGTTGTATGAATCGTCTACACTATTAATGGTTTGTCCGCCAAAGGACACCGCCATTGAAGGCAGCACACTGTTAATAGCCCGGCGGCTACCATAAAATACACCCAGGTCGCAAGTACCAGTAATCCCTGTAAACTGCCATTCATTAGCAGTCCCTTCTACCCTGAACCCATCCCGGTAATTGATCAACCCAAAGTGCCGTCCGACAATACTTAGGTCACCTGATTCAGCCCACTGGCTTACTACCTGAACAAACGATATGCCCGTCGTAACGCCTGCCAAGGTAACCAATGCTCCGCTATTTGCCCCGTTAACCTGGGCAGATATCTTGTTTTGGTTAGTGCCAGCCGGGTAAGTAGCAATACCTAAATCCACGATTATAATATCCGCAGCTCCATTCATTTCATCCTCCATAGCATCGAGGGCAGAGGTAAGCTGTGTTTTTACCTCTCCGGCCGTCAGTAGGCTCACTACGTTTCTGGCTTTCAAGTAGTACGATACTTTATCTACTGTAACTCCAACTATCTCATACGCCCGGTTGACATAGTTTTCTGCTGTCACTTCAATATCTGTTGAATGCAGGTACATCCAGTCTGTTTCTATATTATACCCTGCTGTCCGGTAATCCCATCCGTAAGGATTCCACGTATCACGGCTATGCGTTCCTCCTGCTACTGTCCTAAGTTCCGCTGGGATCATTGGACCAGTAGCGTTTATAGCATCGCTATCATTTGCCGGGTTTTGTACATCCACTACCGCATCTGCCATCCCATGCAGCAACCTTAATGGGAAGTTTGTATAGGCAGCAGCATTGGTATCTATTGCATTAGTACCGGGCAGTCCGCAGGCAAAAACAGCAGCAAACTTGCCAGGATTAGAAGCGTGGAAATTAACCACCGCAGCAGCTCCGGAGCTGGCACCATCGCCATAAATCATCGTAACATCTACATTATAATTATTTATCATGTAGTTGTATGCTGCCAAAACCAGCGGATCGGTCCATCCACTGAGTGATTGGTAGAATATAATTAGTGATTGATATTCTAGCCCTTCAGCGCACAGATTAGCAAATGGCCCCAGGGTTACCAATAAGGTAGGATCGCTACCATTCTCTCCACCGCCATTACAATATACTCTTCCCGGAACCGGTGGCCCATCATCGGTATAGCCTGCCGGTTTGAATATATACCCAAGCTGCGCACCCGTCCAAGGGTCAGTCAGCAGTTCAAAGCTAGCCGGTACAACAGCATCTACCATAATGCTCACACTGTCTTGTCCGGTAAGGCCAATGCTATCCGTAACCGTCAACCTGAATACGGTATTCCCCGTAAGCATTCCCTGCACAAGAGTGATAGCAGCATTCGGTGCTACAATAACCGCAGTCCCAGGTCCACTTATCTGTTCCCACAAATAACTTACTATTGGATTAGTACCGGAAATGCCACTACCAGTTAATGTTGTTTCCGTATCCCCATCCGGCAAATCCTGGTCTGGCCCGGCAACAGCAGTCGGCGGTATATCTGCTATATCGCCGGAATCTTCCCATTCAGCCACGCCAATTAGCCGGTAATCAAATGATGCGCCGTCATATTTCACTTGTATGTAAGTATTTATCTGCCCTTCTCTACTAGCATCCACACCAAACCTATCCTGTATATCTTGCAGTAACGCAGCTTCATCAACTTCAACAGCGTTAATCCATGGCCAATCTCCATCGATACGGTATTGTATCCAACCGTCATTTATCCTGGTTTCCAAATATTGTTGATAGTATATATCACGCCATCCGGATAACCCAAGTTTATCTATGATGTCTGTTTTTATGCTCATTTTATTTGTACTTTTTTATGAGAAAATTTATACGTCCCATCAGGGTATCGGTAAAAAAACCAACTCCAATATTGTGTCCTGCCGTCTGCCATACGAAAACTGTCTGTTATCCATCCGGTGCTGTCTCCGAGCTGAAGTTTTTTTTTACGTTCTCGGATAACCGCCTTTAGCTCTACTACTAAACTATCCCGTGTGGCCCCTATACTATCCAATTGCTTATTGGTTACTACTGCGGCACTATCAACACGTTTTGCTATCAGGCTATCAAGGATGTCAGGTATAGTGTCAGTACATGATTCGCAAGGCTTTTTCTTAGTATCTACGCTAACCGCAGCGATGAAAAGTTCCATCATTGTATAAATAGCCATTACAACTAACGACAGCTCTCTCATGATCTATTTTTTTTTAAACTATCAGCCTGTATAGTCAGCGTGTCCACACCGGCTTTCATGTCTTGCACCTGCGGTTGTATCTTCTGTTCAATTTGTCTGTCGATTTGTTTCTTCAGGTCTTCCACTCTCTCATTCTGAAGTTCTTCATATTTAGCCAGTGGAATACATTCTCTTAACTTTGCCTGCAAAAATAGACCCAAAAACAAGATCGCAGCAGCTCCATTAGCCCAAGCGCCAATCGTAAGTTGTCTAACTTTCTGTTTTTGTGGCAATCCTTCCAGATCGTGCTGATCGGGCATTTTCTAGTCGTTTAAATAGGACGAAACATACAGATATTATCAGATATAAATAATCTGCAAAATATATTTTCCTTGGGTCTAGGAACGTTTCTTTAAATAAATTATATATGGAGAAAAGTATGCCCAATAACGCACAATTCTTAACAAAAACATCAGTTATATGCCGTTGCAGACAAATCCATAACAATACATATGTACAAATAAAATGGATTGCCAAGCCCTTGTAATATATCCCTTTCCCAAACAGCAACCATAGATACCCTGTGAATATGTTTGCACATATACACAGCAAAGATAGTATTCGTATTGCCATCCTATCTGTCATCGGGACGAGGGTCGAATATTCTCTTTGCGCTGCGGGATTTACTACCACGAAAAAACAAACTAACTGCTGCACAGAAATTACGCCAAATATACATATTGTTATTTTTTAATTATTACTTCGCCCATCTGAGCGCTTACATCACCCGCAGAACCACCTCCTGCACCCATCAGCGAAAAGGCAATATCCGCAGTAAAATCTATGCCTGCTATAGCGGTCGTGGTCTGTACCTCCGAATGATCCAGGCCGATTACTTTTGACCACACCCGGATTGTGCCGGTTCCTGTGCGCATTACCGTCACTTCAAAGTGCCATGATCCACCACTCTGAGCAAATTCAGGAGGACCAACCACGTTGCCATCAAAACTTAGATTCAGCCCCTTGGTATTTGCGTTGGCTGCATACACGCCCGCGTAGGTGCCCGTAACTCTGTGCCCATTGGCCGTTAATGTATTCGCGGGGATCGTAGCAGTGTAGAACACTTCGTACAAATTGGGAGTGGTGCTCGCATTGCTCACCGTATTAAAAAATGTAGCAAGTGTGGAGAACCCGCTACCGGCATCAGCATCTGTTAATACCTGCCTCCATCCCTGGGGTACCCCTGTGGCGCTATACCTTTGATACCACAGCTCCTGTCCATCATCTATTGTCGGCCACCACCAACTTAATACGCGGGCATAATCAGTAACGGTAGAACCTATACCATTCCAGGTTACTATTTGTCCTGTTCCAGGAGCGGTAGGGAAGCCTGTAGCACCCAGGTTGGTGCCTTGCCACGCATCACTATAGTTGACGACATTTCCCACCAGCGTAGCCGCTCCATTTGTATTACTTTGAATAACGCCGGCCCCCGTTCTTACTGGCTTCCATCCTGTGCCGTCGGTAGCCGTTTCCTTTACATATAGCTGCCGTCCTGGGGTACCGTTCTCACGTATGTATAATTTCCCAGGGATAGCTACCTGTGGCCCTTCCGGATTCCCTGAACCGTAATAAGCGATACCTGCCAGCTCTGTAGGCTTCATGGCATAGGACGGCGATAGGTCCACCGCAGCTGGCACAATTGAAAACTGTGTTAAGAATACATCCCTGGTTAAAGTATTAGGTGCAATGTAGAACCTAATCGTAGTTGCCGTTTTGGGTATCATGAAACAATAACCTCTACCCACATTTCCCCAATCTTCTGTAGGATTGAGCAACGTCCAGGCTTCTACCTCGTCCACATACAACCGCAACAAGAAACCCGCAGGTAGTCCTACCGCTCCTTTGCTACGGAAATTTACCCGGAAGTATGCGCCTTTCCAGGAGGACATCGCATCTGACAACAGATTTACCGTATATGATTTCCCACCCAAAGCCTGGGTACTACCGGCAGGTAATCTATGTACGGCAAAACCCTCATAAGGAGCCTCTTCGAAAAGGTTAGCCCACGGAAGAGCTGATAGCCATCTATGTGGCTCATTGAGTATTGGGAGGTAATGTTGTTTGATGAATGAAAATAACCTGCGATCTTTAATGACGATGTTGTTACATGATGTCAGATTGTTGTCCGTGTTGAACTTAACCAGCTGGGTTAAGTTGGCGTCATCCTGTGGACCATGATCGATAACAAAGTTACGAACCTGGCTGTACAGCGCACCCAACCACCTTAATTCCACAAAGCTGTCGTTGTTGTAAGTCTGTAGGGTTTGGTTGTTCTCAATAACGCAGTCCTCCACGCCACTAAGGGTGATAACTGTCTTATCGGCTCCGGAGATAGCCGCGAACATGTTGTTTGTGATATACAGCCCGGAAATGGGAGAAGCGGATGGAGCGGCATTAGTATTATGCGCAACGATAGCACCGTAATAGGTTTCTGTCACATCACCTGAAGGTCCGGAGCGGGTAATAGTGATACCGTCCTGCCCGCAGGCTTCGAAGTAATTGTGGTCTACATTAAGCCCCTTACACCCACCAGGAATATATATAGCTGTACCTCTACACTGATCCAGGGTACAGTTTGTGATGTTGGCAAGGTTCGGGCTGCTCATCCGGATGCCGATCTCAGCACCGTTTATCTTTACGTTATTAATATTGAATCCATTAACCGCGCCGTAGGGTGCAGTCGTTATAACGGTGATACCAATCGTGCCCGCTACATGGTCAAAGAACATGGTTAAATCAACCAGATTGTTTCCCCACCGGCTGGCTCGTACTCCCGTGCCGCCAACACCCCAGGAGTGAAATTCGCATCTTTCCAAAGTAGCATAACGGCAATTCGCCATATCTACGCCGCCGAAGCCCGTAGTGCCGCCATGGAAGGTAAGATCACTCACGGTCCACCTACCACTAAAATCAACAGCGCTAGGCTTCCCTAGGGTCAGTGTAAACGCAGTGGTGGACAATGCCCGGAGAGTAGATTTCCTTTGGCCGGCGCCACGTAAGCCAATTTCATTATTTCTATTACCCCTCCCTAGCACCGGATCACCTTGACCCCAAATCAGCGCACCTACCCGATATGTGCCGGGCGGCACGTATACTGTGGGCGAAGTAAGTGGCGTGGTTACAGCTGGCATAGTCATGCTACTGGCATATTCATAAGCTGCCTGGAACGCGACTGTACAATCCGTGGCATTATCCCCAACAGCACCAAACCAGCAAACATTAATATCATTATCATGTATCCTACGCCATCTGCCGGTAGCCACTCCGGGAACCTGAAGAAAGATAGCTCCATCAGCCACCTGCGTACTGGTGTTGTCCCATTCAAATGTCCCTCCGCCCATGTCTCCAGGGAAGGACCGGTGGAGCACTTGCATCTTAGATGCTGTTCCAGCCGTCCCCGTGAAAGTCTGTAGCTCAGTTAATGCATCTGTTGTCCTTGTCTCCCAATTAACCATTTATGCGGATATTTTCATGGTAAAGTTAAAAGTCATTGTACCGATAGGGGATACATCATAATTTATGATAAAATTCGTAGCATCAACGTCTTTGCTATATATCCCCTGGGCCGCAGGCGTGATTGGATCAATCGTGTAATCTGTTGGTACAACTCCCTGCATGTGCGGGATCAAGAATTGACTTGTCAGGCCATCACCAGTAACCGTAGCAGTACCCGTTATGATCGTATCTCCGCCGCCGCCACCGGTACCCACATTCTGCCATACCACACCGTCGAAGTACTGTGGTAATTCTATAGCAGGGTTATATCGGAAGGCACCAGCCAATGAGGCAGCAGTAGCAGAAGCCGAACGTGGTAATACGACCTCTCCATCGACTTTTATCTGATTATCCACGTTGTATTGCTGTGATCCTAACCTTATTGGCATATCAATTCATTATTTGTATTCGTATACGTTCACCGGTCGTGAATGCAGGGAAAAAGAAAACCGGGCCAGAATTTGTGTTAATAATGAAATTTGGACCTTTCGTGTTATACTGATACAGACCTTCCCGGAATACCTTGATACGCTTACCGGCCAATACGGATGCCGAGTAAGAATTTGTGGTCTGCCCGGGCGTACCGTCCCCTACTGTAAACTGGATAATTGTAGCCATAGCAAAAAAGGGCCGGATGGCCCCTATTTTATTCCTCTAAACCAAAGCAATCAAATATCCCTACAGGTGTAGCAAACGGGCACGGCTGTGATTCAGAACGCCACCTCATGTTACCGTTCCATTCTACATTATCTTCGCTGTTCTCCGTGATAGGAGCACGTGCGTCGATAACAACGGTTTCGGGTGTGATGTGCGTCTGAGAGCCAGTACGGTAAATCCCGTGGAATACACCATTACGTTTACGAAAAGTATTGTAGAAGTTACAGTTGTTGATGTAGTTAGGATCACGCCATATCAGGTTGAAATCCCTGCCCAAGATTGTTTCAACATCATCACCATATCCAGGACCGGTCAGCGGATCAGGAGCATCCAGGGAGCCAATAACTCTCGGTATGATTATAATGTCCTCACTGGCTATCCCGGCTTGCCAAACGGCGGTACTGGTAGGGTTGGCCAATAACGTAGGGTAATAAGTATCAGTAACGGCACCTACAGACCGGACCTTACTCTTTTCGTAATTTTCGCAAGGGTCGCACTGGTAAAATGGTAATTCACTCGTAGGACACCCGGGATAATATACCGTAGCCATATTTTATATTTTAATTATGTTTAGCATTCGCATTTATTAAGACAGCCTTTTATATAACTGCCTTCGATCCTGTATCGTATTGAAAATACAAAAGTTTCCGGTCCTAAGAAGTATGGCACCCCTTGTATCTCCTGGTTAAAAATAGTTCGTTGGTCATACGTTATCCCTGCTTCAACGATCTTCAATTCACGGATGCCCAATGTCTTAAATTCATCTGCTATCACGGAGCCTGCCGGTAGCGTATCGGCGAGTATCAAAGCAAACTGTTCTGGCTTGTGATTGATCTTATCCCGCCACCCCCAAACTATAAGTTGTATGTCCGTTACGGATAATATGGTCATTAAATCGTCACCATACTCTTGCTCTACAACCCTGGTGAACGTGGAACCCATTAACCGGTGATACCCTGTGAATGGAACCCGTTTATCCAGACCGGTGTAATTGGCTTTCCCACTTAAGTCTATAATTGAAGGGTATATAATGATTCTGCTTTGGCCGTTTGCTCCTGTCTGATTGGTAACGGTTTGATTCATAACCCCGTCCATGGTCGCAGTAGGATAGTTGGAAATCCTATCTTTCAGCAGGTCATTAATAAAACCAATTACATTATTTAAATAAACCATTTATATAATCTTCAATTATAAGTACTACCTCTTCTTCTTCCGAATCGCTCAAGTTATAGGTGTCTGGATATTTCTGCTCCAACCATGTAGCCTTTTGGAAGTTGGTAGTGTTGTTAAATCCTAATCCTACGTTCCCCCCTACAGCTACCACGGTGAAATCGAGCTCCATTTGCTTGGTAAAACTTAGGATAATATTTCTATCTGAACCACGTCCGTTAGCTTCCCTTACCTTTAAATAGCTATTACTATAGGTGCCTATCTGCGCGCCATTGGCCCGCTTACCCTGTACGTGTATCCTATCACTCACTAATGACAATACTCCACTTGCAGCAGCCAGCAATATTGGATCGCTGTTCTCTATGATCTCCTTCAGCGTAGCGTTTATTCCTTCGCTGATTTTATCATAATTACTGTCGATGGTAAGTGTTATCGCCATTACATTAAGCTATCTCTGAAATGATAAGTCCCATTCTGCACAATACATTTGTCCTCCATACAGATACTGTGCTCAATATCAATACCCTTTACAGCGGCATTTAACTCCACTTGAAATTGAGTGAAATAATAATCGCGTATTTCCTCCACACTTTGCCGATTAACGGTAGTGAAATGTGTGAAGTTCCAATTGATAAGCGCCTGCACCATTACCAAATGCCCCAGCAGGTACCACAATGCCACACTAAGCAATTCCTGGTTCTCGCAGGCCAAACACTCTACGGTATCCATTTTATGGACCTCATAGCACTTGTTCAGCTCTGCCATCAATTGGGAACGGAACATTAGTATCCCCCTTTTTTCTATATCGCTCCATGTTGCAACAAATGTTTCATCGCTTGGTTTAGTGATTACCTGGATAACTTCACTTGAAATACCGGGCAGATCATTGATATACAATTCACTGCCCGGCGTAGTTTCATCACAGGAAATTAAACCAATATACCCGGTAAGGCAATTAAGTATGGTAGTACCAGTGGCCATTATTAATCATTGGTGATTACGAAACGCAGCGTACCGTTATTCCCACTCAGGCGATCGGTATAACAATCACCGTAAGCAGTATTCTGGTAGGCATCAGTCGGGATGTTGAACAGTCCGAAAGATTTACCCAGGGTCAGCGCCCAACCGCTACGAACGGTGGTTTCTTCGCCGCAAATGGTTACAGTGGTAGGACAATCGATATACCTTAACTGAACGTCAAAGTCGATGCTGTCATATCCACCATTACACTGAGGGCAGTCGATCGGCAGCGGCATAGTGAAGAGCTGTGAAGTTCCTTTAAGGCCGGCACGGAATCCCTCATACCTATTCAGCTCCACAAAGCCTACAGAGCCTTGGCTAAATACACCAATATGGTTGGTGCCCCAAATATCTTGAGAATACAAGTCAGGATAGAAATTGAATCCGGTGAAACGACTGGAATCAATACCCAGCTGATTGCAACATGCAACCGCCTGCTGAAGCGTGAAGGCATTGAAATTACCATGACCTGCTATTAGCAAGTTTCCGCACACCTCGTTCAAGGCAGCGTCCTGAAGGATGTGAATCATTCCATCATCGAAGGAGTTATTCACACCAGCATTGGCACCAGGGAAGTTAACGGTCTCGGCAGCATTGGAGCCAGTGTGGACATTCACCCCAAAACGGGTAGCCTGAAGGGTCAATAAATCCTGGTCTATCGCACCAATTAAAGCATTGGCTTCTACCATGATTTGATCCAAGAACTCACGCATAAAAGGCGTAGGGAATCCATTGATACGTACCATTTCGGTAGCATCAGCGCAATAACGAGATAAGTCCTCATCGGCGATCAGCAATGTTTTCTTACGATAGTTGGTAGCGGGAATCGTAAGTTCATTGTAAACATTCATGTTGTTGATCTCACAATCGTCAGATGTACTGGTCTGTTCAGGAACAGCGCGCTTCAGATATTTAACGATCAGATCACGGATGTGGCCTGAACCATCGTCCAGTTTCAATGCGTGATCAGCGTTTATAATACGTGTCTGTGGATTGTTTTCTACCAGGAGGCGAAGGAAGCCGGCCGGGGTGATCTTAGAAGAAGGTGTGTTACATTCAGAAATCGCCTTAAGATGGGCGAGGATGGGAGGGCAAAAACCAAGTGCCATTATGAAAGGTATTAGTATAGTTATATTACACTATTACCACTACCTAATTGATAATCAGCGGCGACCTTATCCAATTTAGATCGCATTCCAGTCAATGGCTGCACTGTCTTACCATTCGATTGAGTGGTATTAGCTTGATAATTTTGCATGTTGCCATTGATACCGGCTGCGGAGGGCTGGTCATTAACCGCGAGAAGTTTATTGTTTGCTAAAACTGAATCAATAAGCTGGTCAACGCTGTAGGGCTGATTATTTTCAAAATAATCAAGGGCGTCATCCTGGGCTTGTTTCAGCTTCAGTACATCGTTTTCGTTCTTAATTTTAATACCTTTCGTTGCCAGCTCCTTTTGTAACTGATTGAAAGCTATATCGGACATTGTTTCCAGATCAAAACGGCTGGTATCCAACTTACGGGAAGTCAACTTACCACGCAGGATATGCGTTTTCATCTTCTCGGAGTACTCCTGCTCTTTACCAGCAAGCTGCTGCTCGTAAAGTTTCTTTTGGTTAACCAGTTCTGCCATCGCTGCATTGTACTGGTTAGCAACACTTTCCTTTTCCTTACCGGTAGCTGCTGCTTTTTGATTGCCCAGCTCGGCAGCCTTCTTAGCTAAAAGACTTATTTTATCGTATGTGCTGGGTGCTCCTATGATTTCATTCCGGTATTCATCGGAAAAACCAAGTTCTTCCATGGCGGAATTAATACGGGCATCCCCACCATTTAGGGCCAATGCTGTAAAATGCGCTTTTAATTTAGGGTTGTTCTTGGCACTTTCTTCGGTCAATAAGGTCAAGTTCTGGAATGAACTTGCGATATTATCCGGTACCTCAAGATTAGCGGAAAGTAATTCTATAAATTCCGGACTTGTGGTATCGACGCCGAATTTAGTAGCCAAATTGTTTAAAAGTGTTCCTATTTTAACAGGCATTGTTATCTTTTAGGTTTAGGTTTGGGCTTTTTGCCGCCGTTGCAACAACCGAAATGCGCAATTATCTTTGTCATATTATGATTTTTTAGGTCTTCCCCGCCTGCGTTCAGTTTCGGGTCCAAAAATATCTAATAGTTCCTCATCTTCTTCAGGTTCGGAGGTTTCTACAGGTAGCGGCTCGGGTGTAGACACAGCCACCACTGGTACCGCTACCGGCTGCGCTGGTACACTACCGCCTTGGTTAGCCAATAATTGCAACAGCATATTCTTTAGCTGGTCAATCTCGCCCTTCATAGCCTTGTTTTCTTCGGCCAGATTGGGGAGGACCGGTGCATTGGTCCTTCTAGCCTTTGGTTTGGGGAATAAGTACTGTTCAACTTCCTCCTGGGTAGCCTCTATGATAGTGGCTAGGTGTGATTCAACGTCTCTGATCTTAGGTGGCCGGTTCAGAACCGTATTGTGGTCCATCCAAAATCTACGTTGTTTTTCTGTGTTGGGCACATAACTGGCAGAACCATTTATGATAATCTTTAACCCCTTTGACGCCATGTGTATTACAGTATTATTTATATACCAAAGATAATTATTTGTTTTGATATTTGGTGATATCGTGTGGATTTTATACCTTTGGTCTAAATGGTATAAATGGATAAGACTAAGAAATTACAGTATACCCTAAAGAATATTCCAGAAGATTTGTGGTTGTATATTAAGGAACAGCAATATAAATTGGAGGCTGATTGCAAATGCGCCGGAAGTTTTGAGAAGACGATTTATTACTTATTGAAGAAGTATAAAAAAATTATTGACCAATGAACGAAGCCAGAACAAAAGAAGTTGAAGCCTTAATTATTGAGGCTCAAAAGAAAATTGATGCTATGGAAAAGGCTTGTGCGCTTCCAACAGAAATACTCCAAGAAGGTATTCATTATCTTGCCAAAATGGGTATTGCCATACAACGACCTATCCCCAAAAAACCGGCCGATAGAAAAGATAATAATAACCCTGCAATTATTGACCAATGAGAAGTAGCCATTCATTAAATCGGGTATCCAAAGGTGTATCGATGCCTGGAACGACAGAGGTGCGAGATTAATATCCTCACAAGAGGAATATGAAATTATAACAAAATGCATTTGCGATGCTCTTAAAAACAAACATCTTGACGATAAACAAAGATGGGATATAGCAGAACTATTCGAGCATTATAGAGAAAAGAAATTGGTAATTTATAATAAAGCAAAATGATCACATTACTATACGTACTACAGACCACCTTCCTACTTTGCATTTTAATCGTGCTGGTGGGTATTTATGAACAAAATAAAAAGAAAGAAGCATGATAACAAAAGAGCAAGAATTATTGGCGGCCTTATTGGGTAAGATGGAGGAATTAAGGGTTAGGTATAAATTAATATCCTTCCAAAAGATTAAAATGATGGAGGCTGGTGAAGATACGGCAATATTAGACCGTATACAGGAGGGAGAATCCTTTATTTATGCGGAGATAAAAACATTTTTGAAAAAGCGCGCATTATTAATGGGATTGCCTGAAGACTACCTCTATGACCACGCTATCCTGTAATCCTATCCCTTATCTCCTGTGGTACCAATCTCGCAGGAATCGGTATAGGACGGTGACCGCAGTTATACCCCCCAGCGTTTGTTAAGAAGTTGGCCGCATTGGTCCCGGCAATCATACCTTGTGGTAATCCAGTCTTATCATATTCTTTACACTTCATAGCTTGATATTCCGGGAAATCCCCCCGTAGCAGTGCGGGTATCTCACTTACATGGAAATAACTCTTTTGTCTTAGGGCGAAACAAAAGCACCGGGTAGTTTCTATATTGCTTCCCGTATATCTGAACCATTCCATACCAGCCGCCTGGGTGGCTATCTGTAGATAATTCCGGCTATATTGGTTCAGGGAATCCGTTGTGATCTGCTTCACATATCTTTCCAGTATTCCTTCACCAGCATTAGTGCTTACAATCGTCTCACGTACCTGCTGCATGATCTGCTTAAAGGTGCCACCAGTGGTTATATTGGTGCGCAGTACGTCGCGTATCTTGTCGGTAATGTTCGCTGTTAATCCTTGCTCAGTAAGCCCCTGTAAGGTAGATTCAATACTCTGTTCTTTCACCTGGGCTAACACCGGCGTAAACTTAAACTGCTCCGTGGTCTGCCTCATGTACTGATTCTGCAACGTCGTGACCTCATTGAAGGACTTAAGGAAATCCCTCACATCATTCTTATACCCACTATCCAATATTATTTTACGTAGTTTCCTGGTGATAGCTCCAATCACACGCACATTCTTTACGGTACTGGCAATGTTATTACCGGAATAATCCAGATCACGTACCAGGTCCGTTACTTCATCCAATAGCTTACGCTGTATGCCAGGTATGCTTTTGTTCATACTCTCCACAGCATCTTCCACAGAGCTATTGATATTATCTATGATTTCGTCTCTTGTCATACAACTATTTCTTTTTCAGTTACAGGTTCAGGACGCAATTCATCTGCTGCGCTATTATCGCTTTGTTTCTCGGCAGCATAACCGGAAAGAACTGTCATTTGTTCGTCATATGTCAGCTTCCCGAATTTTTCATTATCCCTCATCGCCCGTTTGATGAATGGCACTATGTTGCTGCTGATAACATAGTCCTCCTGGGTAACTCCATCATTCTGTAACCTTACCATCTTCATTTCATCCGTGATAGCCGGCATTGGATCAAGATCAAATACCAGGATAAGCATCTGTGCCACTTCAGGCATGTTGTAGAACTTCTTGGCCGCATAGTCCGTTTCCAGGGTGCTAATGATTAAGTTATTCAAGTTGTTCTGTTTGGCGGTCTGTATTTCTTCCAGGAGGAAGTTACTGGACAGTAGGTCAAACTTTTCAGGTACTGCTATCTTGGGGAGCAATTCACCACGGCGGTCAGCATCTGTAATTAATCCATTTATCCTATATTCATTTGTCAGGAAGATAACGCGGTCTAGTATATAAATCAAGTCTTCCGCGCAGGAATGCACAAAGTTATTCAGTTCGTCTTTATCCACCTCTTTGGCTGTTCCCGATTGGTTCAACGGCGCCTGATCCAAGAACTGCATGTTAAGTGCTGCCAAAGACTTATACAGGTGCTTTTCTACCTGCCGGTCTATCTCAGCGCACATTTCAGCTACATCAGTTTTCTGTATGTATCCAGCGGGCGGAGTAGGCACCTGGGCAAGTTCCCCTATAGCGGGTGGCGTAACGATATGGTTGGAATATGGAGAAGTAGGCACCTTTCCGATCCCTCTGCACACATGACACTCGCATATATTCTCTCCGATCTGTTCTTGCCCAACACCTTTACAATGTGTACAGTCCGTGTTCATATACAGCCACTTCTCACTATGTACGTGCTGCACCAGTTCTGCCTGTAGATCGCTATATATCCTGGCCGCTTCATCCAGGTGGGGGAGCATACCATTTATCCTGGATTCATTGATAAATTCGTAATCGCAAGCCTTAAAGAATAGACCAGGCATTTTGAATGCTGGCAATACTCCAAGATTATGAACGAACTTCCTTGCTACTACGAATCTCTTATCAGTGCTTACCTGATGGTAGGTTATAATTTGCTCACGGTCTACCACATGGATAATCAACCCATCTGTTCTATGCTGTAAGACCTGTCCTCTGTTATCCAAAACATCATAAGAACAATATTTATCAGATAACAATATAGCATAATCATCAGCCACATAATCCAGTACCCTGGGGGAATTAAATACAAACGGGAAAGGCTTATAATAATCAATTGTTTCCTTATCCATATTCAGTGGAATAGTCAGGATAACAGCATTGGCATCTAACAGGTATTCCTTTAGGCATACGCTGAACAACCAATTGGTAATACTTGAAAAGCTGGGGAATACCTTATTGGTATATGTCTCCAAATCTTCACCATTCCTAATACTGGCTACGCGTTTTTCAGAAAATTTTATGTTCCAATCGCTAGACCTACGTATTTTGGACAAGCTGCTAATAACCTTACTTATATTACTTTTAGTAATAGGAACATAAATCTTTTCCCTGTATTCTTTTATATACAGGCTTTCCGATGGCCGTCTTTCACATATTAACTCTGTAGGCGTCTCACCATTGGCGTGTACACGTAATGCCTTATACATACAGCATGTTTCCTCATAGGCGTCATGAACGCGCTTCCTGCGCCCTTCACGTGCCAGGTATCCTTCAGCGTATTCAGTTAATATGTCAGCCGTTATTTTAATAGGCATTGTTATATTTTTGTTCTATTACTTAAAAAATAACGCTTATCCTGCGCTAAGTATGGTTTTGCTATGCCTGCATGTTTCGCGTAAAGCCTAGCCAAGTTATTGTAATGTGATTTGGCATAACCAGGAAGTTGATTCCCCCCTATGCTATATGCATAATAGTTGTTCTGTAGTTGATAAGGCTGCAAATGAGCGTCCTTCTTATTCCTATAAAACCAATACACCGGGCACCATTTATCCTGATGCGGCTTTGTTCCTGTCTGCAATGCCGCTATGATATACGCCAGTTCATCAGCCATACCACCAGCGAACTTCCTATTGGTTAATGTAGCCGTGGTATATATCTCTTGCACCATGGAAAAATATGCTTCCGCCTTTCCTGTTTTCTCAAAGTATATCAATTCAGAATAGAACATGTAGATTGGATCATCAACATTCCCAGCTACCTGCCTTATGTCATCTGCTTCGGCCCAAATACAATATTCTCCTGATCCAGTATTCATAATGGTAAAATCTATGCCTGCCAATGTAGTGAATAGTTCTTCCGGATTCCTGCCAGGTAGCCATATCATATCAACATCCAAATACAATGTTTGTTGGAACGGAGATAGTTCATATAGTTTAGTCTTATACTGTATCGGATTACCAGGAGGCACCATAATATTACACTGGAACAAATTATCTGGTATCTGCCCTGCGCCATCATGCACCAAAGCTATCTGTATATCAGGACAGTTATACTTCAAGCTGGCCGCTAAATTAACAGCCATCTTCATATAATTTTCATGACCTAGTGCTATCAATAGCACCCCTTTATCGTTTACAGTTCCCATATTGCAATTCTTTCACCGGTTATTACTTCCGGGGTAAAAGTGATCACCCCAGGTTGTGAAGGGTTGGCACCTCTCACAAATGTTATGTTGTTAACTCCACTCTCATGCTGTAACAATCCCTCCCTATATACCTCTACGGCCACTGCCTGCGATAATGCCGCATCACTATATACGGTATCTCCATTAGCCATAGGACTACCAGGATCGCCTACTGTAAATTCTATAAAGTATTTATCCGGACAGGGAGGCGCGGTACCATTATCGCATTCGTCATTAATCTCTATGCCACAGTTAAATCCGCAGTTATTATTTACATAGCTATAGTTGTAATCCTTTATACGGAACGTGGCTGGATATGTCTTAGGGTTGTTAATATCGGGATATATATATTCCACTTCACCCTCCTGTGTCATATTCCTATCCATGTTCCTATTCTCATGGTACACATGCAGCGTATCATGCTTCAACATCACAATGAACTTGTCATGTTGATCATCTGATAAATACGATGTATGCCCCAACCATTCTTTTTCAATCAACGTAGATAATCGCTGTTGAACTTTATCTGACCGCCGGAAGATGTTCTCCTCTACTGGCCGGGTAGGCTTATCAAAGAATACAGACAAACGTATTTGATTCTCGGTTATATGTGGGTCACCCGCTTCATCGATGTAGGAATACTTGAACCCGTAGGCGTTTTCCTCATTCCTATATGTGAATACCGTAGTATAACAAGGATCTATTATACTATAGAATAAGTTGCTACAGGACTGAACTTCATTTGCTGCGTTCAAGATACAATACCTGAAACATTCATTAAAGCCCACATAAGGCGCCATTTCTACTACCGGAAATTCAACATATCCATATCCCCAATATACTCCCAGCTCCAAAGTATAATTGGCGCCACCTGCTGTACTAATGTCGATGTCCAAATCCACACTTGTAGGAGGACAGCAGCTTATATAATCCAATGCCTGCACAGTGGCGTCCAAATCCTTCAGCGCCTCAAAGAAAGCCCGCTGATCATATGAGCCTGCCGGTATATGGTCAGAATTTAATACTATGATAGGGAAATCGGTAGACAACAGCGCCACACCTCCTGTAGACTGAATCACATACCTATCGCATGTTGAAACCACAGGTATGCTGTTCTCATATAATAAGGAACATGCTTCAGTACACACCGCAGCATATAGCAATTCAGTTTTGGGCTTCTTCTCATCGTCACTGATATATATCTGAAACTTAATATCAAACGTTTCATATACCGGTAATGCCACATCACGAGCATTCCCCCGGCAATCCAGGTTCTGCTCGTTAAAATCAACAAAACTATTTACGGGCGATGCAATCGGCATTACTCAAAATTTAATGTCCATGTTTGGCTCTCTGTTATTTGTCCCGCTGTGATACCACTTAAGGCATGCAGCGTTACACTCACTAAAGTTCCGCTTGGAACAGTATTCGCTATACTATCCGCAAATGCAGAAGTTTGCCCGGCCACTCCATTTACGGTGGCATACATACCAGGATTAAAAGGCGCTGATGGATAACCGTTACATAATGTGCTACTACCTGCTGTCATACACTGCCCAAATCTGAATGAGAAATTCGCAGCGAACGTAGCAGCTCCAACAGGCGTAGCTGTTATCCTGTATACCTTACACTGTCCTCCACATGCCGGGATAGCCGTAGCTGTCAGGCGTATATTCAGCGGCGGTGCAGGTATGTTAATAACCTGATCTGTATAAGTATTACTTATCTGATCTTCAGAGCAGTAAGGCACTATCACAATAAAGTAAGTGCCCGGCCCTATACCCTGTATGGTGAACGGATGGGAAGTGGCAATACCACCCTGTCCGCTACCGGAAGGCTCTGTACCCACATAGATAAAGTAGTGCCATTCTGTAGCTCCCGGATTACCTTCTGTGAAATCCACAGTGATCTCTTGGGTGGTATAATTTATTCCGGTAACCTCAATTGATCCTTCCACGATAGAAGCGATACAGATTGTTGGTTCTGGTAGCTGCGTAGTATTCTTAGGATATGCTTCTATCGTTGCAACGCCTTCTTCCGGTCTGTACCTGATAGATTTAAACCACGCCTCATACTCGGCATCATTACATTTAACAACAATACTCCTATATCTAAGTACCTGATCATCCTTTAACCGTTTGAACAAGTTATAGTTCATCGGATGATCAAAGGTCAATATCTCAGGGAACATGATAGGCAACCCATCTGCTTGATTCTGAAAATCCCCTATCTCCAAGTTCTCATTCTCAGATAGCGGCCCTGCGTCGATATTACAATTGTTCAGCTTTATTCTGGCTATGTAGTTACCAGTACCAGATGAGAATATCAGCTTCGTAGCATTGGTGAAATTCCGATACCCCTGTGTCATTACCGCAAACCACCTCATAGCATTACGCGCGGGCGTGATACGCGCATTATAAGCGCTATCGGAATCGTTCACATTGGTAGCCAGGGAAACACTATCTGCAAATGTCTCCACTTCCAATACCCCCACTTCCCGGATCATACAGAATCCAAACAAATCATTATCATAGGCATAATCCTGGGTGCCGGTAGCCTGCCTGCGGGTTATCTCTATCGTATAAGGGCTACAAATCATATCTGTAGCAACATTCAATTCCTTGCTGATAGCGTTCACATCTATACGGTAGGTACGCTGCGTCATAAATTCATCAAGGCCCGTAAATTCCCCCGCTTCCCACTTGTTGTATCCAACTATCATCCGGTTATATAAACGGTCCACATCGACCTTTCTGCGCACACTGGTGGCATAATTAAAGATAACCCCGATGTCGTCTTGGTAGAAAAACCGGTAGTCCTCAAACCGTAACCGGCTGAACCCAGATCTGTTAATGTCCGGTTCCACACTCATACCGATATTCCATACACAATTCAGCGCATCGAACAATTGCTTCAGGGTCACAAAGAATCCTGGCACCGTATTATCAGCCAGCAGCTTTCGGCGGATGTTTAGCCCATTAGTTATAGCAAACAACCCCGCACACGTGTCAGTAGGCATGGCGTAGGGTTGTGAATCGGTACGGCCAAAGGTAGTAGAGTAGAAACGTATCTGATCATTTGTAATAGCCTCTACAGTACGGCTAACAGCCTCGTTGATATATGCCGACCTGGCCAATGTTTCATCGCAGACAGAAGTCATATATAACTGGATATTGGCGCCTGCATTCTGCGTAAGTACAAGTTGTGTTAATATACCTCCATTAGGTAATTGAGATTTAAACACCTCTACGAAATAGTATATCCAGAACTTATCTCCTGGATTGATCAACACAAAAGATTCAATGGCTGCTGTCCAGTTAACATTTCCGCTACTTACAAATAGGCCATCTATTACCTGATCTTGTGCAACAGTAGTAGTATTGTTCTCGTCCGGTCCAATCTTTACCGTGATACGCAGCTTAACGGTCATATCTCCGAAGCCTGAAAATGTAAGATTACCGGAGATATTTAGTATCACCAGGAAACCACTGGCATAACAGGCCAGCTCATTTACCGCGTTGGTGGGCATCGTCAACAACTCGGGCAATAACCCTGGATCACCGTCATTGTAATAGAATGGGCCCAGCCCAAATTGAGTACCGTCCTGTCCTATCTCCGTATTACCAATGTCATTTGCTGCGAACATGATATTGACACCGCCCCTTTCGGCATCAAAATTGGTGTTCTGCATGTGCTGCCAATCGGCAAGAAATTCATTAAAGAAATTCACCTGAAATGCTTCCTGGGAAAGTGCATCGCTCCGCTGAACCAGCCCGCGCGCGGGAATAGTAACCTGTGCTTCTAATCCCGGATAATTAGTCAGTGGAGTAGCCTCATCAAAGCCTACTGCATTATATAGATTAACTTTCTGTTCGTAGTTGTTACGCATCTGAGTGATGCTGTTGATATCTTCCAGACCGATGGTGACCCGGCAGTTATCCCCGCACTCGTCCTCATATTCATCAAATGCCAACCTGCCAAAATAGAACATATCATATCCCTGGCCATCACTACACTGAAATTCAATGAGTAATTGCATGCTGCTGGTAAAACCATATTGGTCATATTCTCCTTTTATCAGCTGCGCACCAGGCCCGTGAAAGGTCAGATTGTCGATAGCATATTCAGCAAATATCCCGTGCGTCTTAGGGTCACGCTCCAATATAACTTCGATGCCCTCCCATTCTTCAGGATCATCGACAACGGTGTATACGCCGTCCCGGTCTACTAATGTAAAGCGCCAAATGCTCATCTATTCAACCGGTATTTATTCTGTTTGTATGCTTGCCTGTTGGACACGGCCCGTTGATAAGCAGCAAAGCCCCTTTCGTCCCAATTATTCACCTGTAAAGGTAGCTTAGATATTTGATACCCAATAGCTTCCCCTAGCTTATTATAATCTATTTTAATACCATTCGCCTGCTCGGCACCTCCCGGTACGCCCGGTACTGGTATGTTATAACTATTAAGTATCTGTGCTGTTTCAAAGGCAGGCAATACTTTGGCACCACGTTGCAGGTCCATGATCTGCGCCTTCCTGGCCAAATCCCATCTACCGTTCTGGAATATCAGCTCGGGGCCTGCTTCGCCTACCAGGGATGCGCCGCCCGGTGCGTTCTTAGTGCCTTTAGCGAAAGCGGGAATAGGCTTGGACGCTATGGTCGCAATCTGCACAGCTGCCAATGCAGCAGTAACAGCAGCCAGAACGAAAGACAACGGCGGCGGTGTACTTGCCAATACCTGCAAGATAGCTGCGGCTGCATTAATCGTTGCCTGGAATATGGCTAATTTCTTTTCATCTTGGGCCTGCTTCTTACGGATTATCCGTAACTGTGTGTCGTATTGTTTCTGACTTATTAAACCAGCATCAAGCCTGTCTTGTAATATTTGTTGCTCGGCATCTGCCTGATTCCTTGCACTTTCAATAGCTGACTGCACAAGATTTGATGCAAGATTTAAAGACACCTGAACAATCTGCTGATTCATTTCCTTCTCCCGCTCTATTCTATCTTGTATAAACCCTAGCTCTTCCTGTGCCCGCTCTCTCTTACCCTCCAATATCTGCCGGTTAACTTCAGCAGCGTTAAGTATCTCCTGGTTGTTTGCCGCGGTCAATGCCGTCTGCTCCCCTAGCCCTATCTTTTGTAGATCACCAAACAAGTCCATCCTGGCCTTCCTGATCTCTTCACCGGCTTTCAATTCAGCCAATAACCTCTGATTGGGGCCAGCATCCGGTTGAGCGATTTCTAATCTAGCTCTGGATTGTGCGAGGTTAATAGTGGCATTTAATTTTTCGGACGCTGTACGCGCCTCTATTAATGCTGCTTCATTAGCAGCTACCTGATCATTAAGGAATTTCTGTAGATTCTTCTGATTATCTTCAATAGCTTTTTTAGAGCGTTCCTCTCCCTCCTCCAATATGGCATGACCCATTTCAGCTTCCTTTACCCGTAACTGCCCGCGGAGGGTGGATTCCTTTTCTACACTGGCAGAAAATTCCTCTTCCTGCCCTGTATTTTCACGTAGCTGCTCCTGTAATAGCTGCTGGTCCGCAATCTGTCGGCGTATACTTTTAGCTTCAGCATCAGCTATAACTGATCGTTCAGCACCGGTAGCCCGTAATAGGTCCACTTCATTTTGATAACCTCTTGCCAGCGTATCTAATAACCCGGCTTGAAATTGTGCACTCTCTGTCGCCCGTTTAATGCTCTCTGCTAATTTATCCTGTGCCACAGCCGCTTCATCTGTCCTATTGGTAAACAGCAGTATCGCACCTGCTACAGCGCTAATAGCCAACAGTAATACACCTGCTGGGTTCGCCGCCATAGCGGCATTCAACGTGTTCTGCGCTGCTGTAGCTGCTACCCTCACTATTATAAACCGGCTCTCAGCAGCAGACTGTAACGCCGTAGCCGCTGCACCTATACGCCTTAGGGCGTTCTCGGTAACGGTAGTTAATATTGTTTGTTTCTGTAGTACGTTCTGTAATTGCTGTAAGCCAGTAAGTATAGCCATAGCAGCATTAACTTTCAGCAGCGCCTTTTGTAGGTTTTCATTTTCATCGCCTGCCAGAGCTATAGCACCTTGAAATGCACTGAACGCACCGGCCACACCTTGCACCGCCTGTATGCCCGCATCCAGTGCTAGCGTATCACTACCCAATGCCTTTATTCGCGCCTGGGTATCCCCTATCTGATCATCCAATTGCCCCGCAGCCTGTGCCAAAGTGGTAAATGTCTTGGTACTCTCAAAGCCAGCATCTTCCAATAATACCAGCGCTTCACGCATAGCCCTTAGTTCGCTACGGGTACTGGTAAACGACTTATTCAGCAGCTCACTAACTACTACACTTGCCTTAATCTCATTCTGTAATTGATTGAACGCCTTACTACCGGCAGGGAGGGTATCTAACTGTTTCTTTGCCAGGCCAACAGCAGTAGCGAAAGCGTTTACACTTAACCCACCTGCTTGTATTTTCTGCCGCAAGTCTTCCACTTCTTTGGCCGCACCACCTACAATAGATTTTGGTATGTTCTTTAGACTGGTGGCTAACTTATCACCGGCGCCCGCAGTAGCACCTATAACTTTTGTCTGTTCTGCAAACGCAGCATTGGCAGCCTTTACATTGGCTGCCATTTGGGCTTCAACTTGCCCTGTTTGCGTTAAATTATCTATTACTTCATCTACCCCTGTTTGCTGGACCTTGAAATTTATTATTACTTCGGGCATTGTTAATCTTAATCAGCTTATCCAGTGTCGAAAGAAATTCATAGATACTCAACCTACTCACCTCTTTCATTTTTGCCGCGTCATAGTTACATACGTACAATAACATGTCGGCCATACTCTCTTCCCCTTCATTAATCAATTGGGCGAAATGTTTACCAATTGTTGTTTCTTTATCTGCGCCGTTACCTGTGAATATTCCAGTAAATTGACCTCTAAGTCTTTTAAATGAGGCACTAAGGCTAGTAGCGGCGCGGAGTAAAAAAAATCATGAATGCTTACATTCTTTTTCCAGGCTTCTATTTTCTTTTGATTATATTCAAAATCATAATCGGAGGGGTCCTCCGTTGAATCAAAGTAAACGATACTTGCCAGCTTGTAAACCAAATCTGTATCCACTATCCAATTAAGCCGGTCCCGTAACTGATCATTATATAATTTAAGTTTATATATGTCTATCTTTTGCGACTGCAATATCCCTTCTACTGCTTCAGTATGCTTTTTCAGAAATTCCCTATCCACCCTCATCGCCATTTCATTACTAAACGTAATGGTCTTCAACGCTCGCTGGCAGGGGATTTTGAAATCGCTGCTGAATTGATAGTATTGTATGCCATCACAAATAAACGCTTCTTCCACATGGTGCGGAAAATCGGGGAATACATTTTTGGGTTTCCTTTTAAGCAAGCGTTTTAAGATATTCATTAAGTGTACTTTGATTGTCTTTTTTTATTGTTTTGCCATCCTGGCGTACATAATACATATATTGATTCAGTAATACCGTTATAACCAGCCTATAGTTCCCCGGCTTCACCCAACGTTCGCGGGCAGGGCCGCAGCATAGTTTACGTTCACTAAATACCCAGCCGTGTGCTTTAAGGATTTCTACCACGTGTTGAGGATTTCCATTATAGCCTCATAGCCCATACGAACATAATGTTCCTCACCTGATTTCAACATAATAACAATACATCCCTCCTCTTCCACTTCTCTCACACCGATAACCTCACTTGGTTTAATGGACATTCTAAAATCCATTTCATTGGGGTCTTCAAGGCCCATATCAACATCGGCCTTTATAACCCTAACACATATTAATTCTATATATTTATTCATCGAAAGGGAACTGTGTTAATAATACCCATGTTAACCCACACACAGCCACACAGAACACCGGCCATCCAGCCCAGGCATCCCAGCTTACGGGCCGGAATAATACCCAAGCTGTAGTCCCCCAAATTGAAGCCATGCAAGCCGGACAGGCATATAATGGCTTCCTGAAAAACCCCTCGCCAATAATAGTATCCAGGTATAACTTTGGTTTCTCCAATATCATCCCTGGCTGCCAAAGAACTTTTGTGCCATATAAAAAGAATGCAGTTACCACTATCAATTCTATCATGGTGCAGGCGGTATTACCACATTACAATCACAGCCGATTACAGCCACATCCACATTGGCCTCCGTAAACCTTATAGCTATCGTATCATAAAATACCTCACAATGGCTAAACTGTGTTGGATCGCAGTTATTACCCTCATATATTTGCAGCAAAAAAATCCCGGCCCACGGATTAAACAGTGAAGCCGGGAAATCTGAAGCAAGAATAGTGAATGACCCGTCTGCGATAGTAGTAATTGGTTTTTGATATATTTTGCCGGAAGGTGATGTAAGTTTGTAGGTATATGCTGTGGTATTTGCTAATCCTATGTCAACCAAGATGGCTTCTGCGCACATAGGTAATGTGACCGCGTAGGTTGTTAAGCAATCAAAAAAAACACCCATGTTTATACCATTTATCCCAAAGATACGCTATCTTTGTTTACGAAACAAGAATATATGGCAGAAAATAATATAAAGATATCTTTTTCTTATGAAGATATTAAACAAATGCTCAATAACTTTAGGTGCGATAAATGCGAGTATTGGGAATTTTCTTCATTATATAATCCCCGAGGACATTGTTGTCTTCAGTATGAAAATGAAGATATTATAATAAATTCGGAGGACGGATGTGCCATATATACAAAGCCTGATTTCTTCTGCAAATCATTTAAACCCCTTGTTCATGGCTAAACTTTTATGGGTTATCCATAATTACCCCCCTTATCAAAATGCCGGGGCCGAATGGATGGCCAAGGAGATAAATGACTACCTTAAAGAATATCATGAAATTGTCATACACTGTAGCCAGGGCACTCAGGATTATAGACACGGAGCCGTACAAATTAAGTCCGGTGTACTGGACAATAACGATATTAGCTGGTGTGATTGCATCATTACTCATCTTGATCAATCTTATAAAGCGAACGATCTCGCCAAAGCACACAACAAACCAATAATACATATCCTGCACCATAGTTGGGAAATTGACATACTCCGTAAGCCCATTCCTAATTGCTATGTTGTATATAATAGCGCCTGGGTACAGGCAGACCGGGCATACCCTACACCGGGGATTATAGTAAGACCACCTGTAGACCCTAACAGATTCCAGGGCATGCAGCCCGCAGATAATGGTTTTATCACCATGGTTAACTGCAATATAGATAAAGGCGCTAAAGTCTTTCAGCAGATAGCCAGGGCTATCCCTACTAGGCAGTTCCTGGCAGTTAAAGGGCACCATGGTCCACAGATAACCATGCGCACCAGGAATATAATGCAATGGGAGTGTCAGGAAGATATACGGGATGTCCTGCGCGTAACCAGTCTGCTCCTAGTCCCCAGCATTTACGAATCCTACGGCCGCATAGCTATTGAAGCTGCCGCATGTGGTATACCGGTAATAGCCAGCGACACGCCCGGCCTGCGGGAGAGCCTGGGGCCTGTAGGTAGATTTGCCAGTAGGGATTTCATACAATCCTGGTTACAGCATATACATGGGCCACAATATGAGCCGGACGCCTTACGCGCGCGCGCCTGGGAACTGTGGGAGAATAGTAAGAAAGAACTGGAAGGATTAAATAACCTTATAAATAATATAACACAATGACCTCTTACGAACAAACGAAAGCGGGATGGGATAATGCCGCTAAATCAGAGAATGCTAATGCTGCTATACATCCGGCTGGATTAAAAGGAGAAGTACAGTATAAGGCTACGGGAGAAGGAAATGCAATGGAAATAATAAATTGCATACATAGGATGGGAACATTACAGGAATTACAATATTTCAGTAAAAATCCACTAAACAAATCGACAATAATAGATATTGGTTGTGGGAATGGTCGTGTTACCATTCCATTAACTTCTCATTTCAATCACATCTACGGGGTAGATTTCTCATACGCTATGTTGCAGCAGCTCCCTCGTGATACTAACATCTTTCCGGTATTGTCTGTTGATAACTGGTTCGGCCTTCCTGAATCTGCCGACTATGCCTTTTCCATTAGCGTCTTCATACACAACACCTATGAATCCGGTGTTAAACTGATGCAGTCTATTAGTGATAACCTCAAGCCAGGAGGTTTGGCGTTGTTGCAGATACCTGTTTATGAACATGCGCGGAAACCAGAATCCTGGACAGGAGTAGGGGTGTGGACATCGGATGCATTAGAACATGCAGCCAAGGTAACGGGCTTCGAGATAATAGAAATGCATACTAACAGGGGGCACTTTGACTATGTAAAGAACATCGGGCCTAATCACCATAAATTCCAAATACTTAAAAAAC